TGGAGTTGTATGATAAACCCATCCTTCATTTGTTCCAAATGTTATCGTTGCATTTGATCCAACAAATACATTATTATAAACAGTTCCACCCATTTGCATTCCGAACGGAAGATTCATTTGAACCCCAGCATCATCTACTCCAGCCAAAACATTTGTGCTAGTTCCAATAGTGGCTTGTAAATTGTTGACTGCTGTTTGGGCAGCATCAATAGCAAGGTTTGCTTGAGTTAATTCGGTTTGTGCGGTTGCTTGTGCTGCAGATGCTTCTGTTTTTGCTGTAACGGCTTCAGATATTGCTGTCTGAGCCTCTGTTATTTGTGTTGTTATATTATTTATAGCGGTAGTTGCAACAGTTACTGTATCCTTTGCATCTTGAACTACCTGAGAACTTTGATCTATTGGGTTAACAGATAAGTCAATATTATTAATAGTATTAATAGCGGTTTGAACATTATTTATTTCTGTATTAGCCAAAGATATTTTTGAGGTTACCTCTGTCGTTATACCTTGGGCTTGGGAATATTCAGTTTGTGCTTGTGTTACCTCTATCAAGGCGTTGTTTGTGGCTGTAATAGCCTGCTGGACCTCTGTATTTGCTGTTTGTAGGGCTGTATTAACTGCCTGTTGGGCAGGGCTAATAACCACCTGCTCTTGATTAATTTCCCCCTCAGCATAAGAAAAATCTGTTGGAGAAAATATCATCCATAAGGTTAAAAATAAAGATACTACGCCAATTTTTAAAAATAGTTTGTAAATCTTGGGTCTCCTCATTAGACTATGCCTAATAGGATAATTATAACATTTTATTATAAAAAAAGAGGGCCAACATTTAAGTTAGCCCTCTATTTATTATTTAAATAATTACTTTTTTAAAGTAACCTTTTTCTTTGGAAATGCTTTGTTCCAAAGTGCAGCCAATTTATTATAATCTGCCTTTAGTGCATTTGCTTGTGTTGTTGCTGTTGTAGAATCAGTTGTACGAGCAGCCTTTTCTGCAGCAAGTTCTGCTGTTAATGCATTTACTCTTGCTGTTAATGAAGCAACAGATGCATTAAGTGCAGTAATTTGTCCATTAAGATCTGCTACAACAATAACAGCAGTTGCAGCCTTAACTGGTGCAGCCAATCCTGTCACAGCGGTTGCTGATGCAGCACCTGTAATAACTACAGTGATGTTTCCAGCAACAACTGGTGCAAGAGTTGCAGATACGGAACCAAGAGTCTTGGTTGAATCAGCAGTTACGTCTGCAGCAGTTGCAGTAACAAGTGATGATTTAGTAAATGTTAAATCAGAGAATGTTCCTCCGATAAGTGTTGCGGTTACAGTTTCTCCACCAATCGCATTTCCAAATACGTCAGTTACAGTTGCAACAATTGCTGGAACAGTTCCTACTGCTGCAGTTGCTGGTGATGTAAGTGAAACATTGTATGCAATGGTAGAAGTACCCTTTACGTATACTACTGTTGAATATGATCCATTAGTTACGACCACACTACCAGTAGTTGTGCTTGTTGAATAAGCATATACAGTAACTGCTGAACCAGTAGATACTACAGAGTAAGATGTTACTCCGCTAGAAGCAATCTTTGGTGCATCAGTTGTATGTAGAGCGGTTACTAAACGAACTGCTCCTGTTGTTGTAAATGTAACAGTTGTTGAAGTATCAGCAGTAGCAGCAATTGCAATTGCATCTGCAGCCTCAACTTTATTGTCTGCAGGAACTGTAGCCGTTGCTGGCGCAGTTGCAGATGTTGCGTTTGCAGCACCAGCAACTGTTACTGCTAATGGAGCAGCATTTGCCGAGAGTGCTGGAAGAATTGAAATGGCAAGTACTGATGCCAGGGCAATTCCTAGTTTCTTGATATTTTTCATTTTTCTCCTATTTCTTATTATAATAAGTTAAATCTATCTAGATAATCTTTTACATCATCAGGGATAGGCTTATATTGTATCACGTTCTTAGGTAGGTCGTCAACTCGCTTTGGCCTATCTTTAAATGTGTGAACCTCAATCTCTTGATTTATATTTTTCGGAGTAAAACTAATAGCCCCAAATACTGCACCACAAACCGCATCTGCCAAGTCCTTAGATTTTTTACGGGGATGGTCTACCTTTTTATCATTAATTATTTTAAGTTCCCCCATCTCTTCTAATAAAAGGGGGATCAATGGCATTGCAACTCTTTCTTCATAAACTAGCATAGCAAAATCTTCATAATGTTTTTTGGCAACAGAAACAGTATCAGTTCTAATCCCAACAGCCTTTAGTTCTTGCTGAATATCAAATGATTGCCAACGGTCAAATGTAACCATTCCAATATTAAATCCCTGTCTTCTAAGATTAATAATCCAGTTTTTCACATCGCTAAGATTAACTGGGCCCTGAACTTTTGGTTCCCACCAAGCAACTGCATCAACAATAACAACTGGTGCAACTTGCTCATAATCTTTTAAAACTTGAACACTTACCCATTTATCAACATGTGCTATTGCTACGGCACATTTGTCATGTTTTTGTGCAAGGTCGGCATGGATATAATAAGTTTTATCTGGGTCTGGTTTAAAGGAAGAGTCAAACCTTTTATTATTATCTATTGGATTTCTTAAAGACATACATTTTTCTAATTTATCTCTTTGTTTAAAAAATGCATCAGATGAATATGTTGGCTTGCAGGCAAAACGCATCATTGCATCGCCAAGATCTGTAAAAAAAGATAGTTTAAAATCTTCAATATTTCTTGTTGGGTTTACTTCCCATGTAGGTTTTTTAATTGCTAACACCCCTGGAAATTTATATGACTGGATATAATCTTCTTCCCAACTTATTTCAAAAGTATTATCTGGATTATCTTCTGGCAGGGCTGGATTAATTATAAAAGTATGGTGTTTTTCAATAACTTCTTTTTCTGCAATGACATCATCATATCTTTTAGAAATAAAATCTCCAACGTATCTTGGAAAAGATAGCAGTGCAACTTTCCCTAAATCTGGAAAACGAGAATCTACAGATCCACGAAATGCTTTATATATGTTTTCTGCTGTTTTGCCTTGCTCATTTCCAGTTCCAACTTCTGATGCAAAACCAGAAATCTCATCAAGTACTGCAAGTATTAAATTTAAACCTTCGTGTGATTCTCTTTCTGAGTGTCCAGAGTAAACTGTTATTGATTTGTTAAACTCTATACTATCTGCTTTAGCATAAAATTTTCCAGCAAACCAAGGGGATGATTCTATTTTTGTTTTAAACCCTTTGAAAAAAACGTTCTTGGCTTGTTGAGCATTAATAGCAACGTTAATAATATCAATAGCGTCTCCAGTTGGTTTTCCAAAGTATCTGGATGGATCTTTTAAGCATAATAGTTTATAAACTAAATAAGCACATCCAACCGTAGAAGTAAAATCTTTACCGCTTCCTTTTCCAAGTTGTAAAATAATTTCATTCTTAGTGTATTTATCATAGTGAGCACTTCCAGCATTAGTCCCCATTAAATTTTCTAAATCTTTTTTATAATAAATCTGGCTCATTGCTTCAACAATACTGTATTGAACTTCAGATAGTGGTGGTTGATTTAAAAATTTGTCTGATTCAACAAATGTTTTTACATCTACTGGATTTTCTTCAAATATGTTATCTTTTAGTACTTCAAGAAAATCATTGAATGTCGTGGACAATCGTAATCACCTCATTTTCTTTGGCAATATCAGATAGCCTTCTCATAATTTTATCTCTGACTTCTGGATGTTCGGTTGCAATATCTCTTAATATTTCAACAAGGACTTCCTGTCTTTTTTCTATTTCAACCATTTCTTCGGCCAATTCTTTATTTTCTAACAATCCTGCCTTTTGTAACATTTCAATTCTAGATTTTTCAATATCTACAACAAGTTTAATTGCCTGAGTTTTTGCTGAAAGATTATTTGTTAAACTAGCCTCATCAATAACTTCATATGCTTTTGTAATCAATTTGCCATAGTGAGCATCCATTGATGCCATTGCTTCTTTTGCACGAGCACGAATAGCATCATTAGCAGAAGCCATTACTTTCCACTCATTAATTAAAGCAACAACACGAGTTCTTGGAATATCTAATTCTTTAGATATTTTTGTTGGATCATTTCCTTTTAAATATTCTTCAACTACTTTATTTACTTGGTCAAGATGTTCAACAATTTTTGATTCATCAGTCATTTTTTTCTTTAGCCACCTTTAATAAAATTAAATATCCAATTAAATCATCAATATCGTTATCTCCAACCATCTCCGTTCCCTTCATCAAACGACTTAATTTATCGTCTATTCTTACATGAAGTTGCTCTATTGGGCTGGCTTTACTAAAAATTCTTACTGGATCTAAGGCAGAATCTCCATAAGATATATTTTTTTCAATTAACATTTGTGCAATTGCTAAACAATTATTTAAAATTTTAATGCCAGAAGGGGCAGAAAGAGAATGCATATATAGATCATTATAAACAAAGTAATCAACGTCTTCGTACACTGGAACTGGTTTCATCTTTTTGATCTCCTTAATCCAAATTTTGCAAGGTATACATAAACAGTTTCTACACTGGCCCCGCATTCTTTTGCAATGTCTTGTGGAGACTTTTTATCCAAAACATATCGTTTACGAAGCCAAGTCTCACTTGTATATAGTTTAGCAGCCATAGATTATTTTGTCAACTTTCCCCAATTATTAATGGCCCAATGTCCTATTCCGCAAGCATCCGCAACATCATTATCTGTTATTTTTTTATCATACTGAACATTAATAAACCTAATAGTCTTTTCTTTTCTAACTTCACGCTCTTGTGTTTTATACCAAGACTCTGATTTGTTAGGAGTTGTTTTTCTCATTAGTGTTTTTTCTTCTTTACTAAACCTTTTATTTCCAATATAATTTTGCCAAGTAATAGGTGAGACAGATCCTATATCCCGCACATTGCAGGACCACATTGCTGCAAGAACTCCTCCTTGTATTAATGCTAAATCTGAGACTGTTTTAGGACTGTTCATAAATACTGTGTGCTCAATTACTACCGCATCAATTTTATATAAGTCAAAAAGTGCTTTAGTTTTAGCATAAGCATCTCCTATTTTTTCATATATTGTATTGCCTTGAAAATTTATTTTTCCAATATACTTTATTTCTTTATTATAAAAAACTGCAAAAGCAATATTATTAGTACTAGCATCAATTGCACAAATCTTTTCAGGTGGCATATTGTTTAAATTAATTATTTTTGCTATCACGGACAATACCTTTTATTTTTTTGAGAACCTTAAAAACATCTTTGTTATTAATTTTACAAGCATTGCATAGACTATCATCATTATAAATTGATAAAGTTATGCCACATCCACCCTCACATTTTCTTATTTTATTTTTTCTTTTTTGTCTTTTGGCAACTGAATATCTTGCTACAATTTTTTCTTTTGTCGCAGCATCCCTACATTCAGCACTGCAGTAAATTTGATATGTTACTACAGGCTTAAAATCGTTATTGCACCAACTACATTGTTTCACTTAATTCTTCTAGAGATGATATTTTAATTACCCCATCTCCAGCCTCGTCGCATGCTTTTCTAACTGGGCAACTTTTACAAACCTTAGAATTGTTTCTATAATTTTTAATTGGCAACTGTTTATTCTTCCAGGCATCATGAACAGTATTCATCCAATCAAAAGTATCATCAATCCATTTTCTATACTGATCATTTACTTCGATAGGAAATATCAATAAATCATGGTTATTTTTATTTTCATAAATAATAATTCCTTTAGATCTTTTAAGAACCTTCATATATATTAATGTTTGTTCTACGTGATCTAATTTAGGTTTACCGACTTTTTTTCTATACTCAAATGCTTCTTGATTTGTTGTCTTTATTTCGCCAACAATCTCTTCATCATTCCAAACTATCATGCAATCCCCATAACCAAAAATTGGTGGTTGAGAATTTGATACAACAAACTCTGTTGTATCATTATTTTCTTTATCTTTAAATACTCGAGCAATACCAGAATCCAACATTGCTTTTTGAATTCTGCTGTGTGATAAAACTCCGTTGCCCATGTTGGCTATACTAGAAGCGGTATTGTTGGTTTCAAAGATTGCTCCTTCAAAAGCAATATACCAATATCTTGGACAAACCCCATTGCCATCGCTATATGTTAATGATGATGGCGCAAAGGTTTTTTTCTTAGTAAATTTTGGATCCTGTCCTACCAAGTATCCGCTATTAATTTTTTCAACTATCCCAGAGATATCAAAGGCTGGCTTTGGAACACTCTCTGTTTTTATCATAATTTGCTGTAATAAGTTTTTAGTCATGGCTCTCTTCTCGTTAGTGTTAAGTATATCAGTTATCAACGTGTTATGTATTTGAGAGCAGATACTAAATTATTAACTGCTTCTGCTGCTGTATAGTATATGTTTTTCTTTGCCCTGTTATTTTTATCTACGTTGGCCATCCAAGTTGCTCTCAAGGATAGTTTTGCAGCAATAGCCTGTAATCTTACTATTTCAATAGTTGCTACGGCAATTGGAATATCTGGCTTCATTATTAATTTAGCAATCATCTCTAAAGAAGTTTTAAGTTCAGCATCATCCATATACTCTGCAATTTCTGCCAAACCATTAATACTTTCAAGCGTTGTTTTCTCTTGCTCCATCTGTCTCTCTTTTCAGTTTGTCTAGTTGTTCAAAAAATTGTTTTCTATATTGAATCATTCTTGGCATATTATTGTGTTTTTCAATAATAGATTTTCTTTCTTCTTGCCCCATTTGTTGCTCTGCGTATGGTTTATGATCATATTTGTTAGAAAAATGAAATACAATTACTTCACATCTATCATTTTCTTTTAATATAATGGGAGATCTCCAGTGTATTCTTTCTGCTGCCTCAAAAACTAATACTTCATTATCTTTTAGAAAAAATTCTTGACCTTCCACAACAACAGCCCAATCTATATTGCTTGACATTTGATAGTCAATACTAACCTTTGTATAATAGTTTTCTGTGTCTAGATGTGGAGGAAGCATCGGAGAATTTCCATTACCATATTTACCATAATAATCTAAATATTGATAATGAGTCAATTCAAGATCTGGATCATCAACATACTCTAATGCCAATTCTTTTAACTTCTTAACTATATTTTCTGGAGCCTCAAATTCAATTTGTACTCTAGACATGCTCTCTATTGTCATTGGTGCGTATCTACTACTACCAGGATTAAGTAATCTATTTGCCTCAACTAATTTCTTTAGTTGGTCCTCTTCTTCTTTAGTAAAAAAATTTTTTACAATTCCACAGTTAGTATCCATAACTAATTATACCCCGCTCACTAAATCTTCTATAACAGATAATTCAGCCACAATGAGTCTAGTCTTTTTTGGTCCATCGCCAAGTACAACAACCAATGCAGGAGATTTATCAATTCCAGATTTTATAGCATCAGTTGTTATTTTTGCCCAAACTGTTTCATTAAGAGTAAAAGATTTTTTAGCCTCTTTAATATCAATGACAAAAGATGACCACGTAGCATCTCCTTTTTTGTTGCCTCTGCCAGAATTTTTATGTGGGATGGCATTCATTCTTTTTATTTCATTTTTTTCACTCATGTGTATATCTCTTTATTGATTGTTTTAAATCATTTATTATTTGTATTAAATTCATAGAAAACCTATTAGAATAAAAAACCATATTTTTTTCAATTTCTTGCTTATCTTCTAATGTTATTGGTTTTTTATCTTCTAAAGAAAAATGACAGAATAGCATTTCAATAAAATCTGAATCTTTAAATTCTTTATACTCTCTCCAATGAATTTGGTTTGTTCCAGAAAAAGTAATTGCCTCGTTGTCCTTCAAATTAAATGATTTATCTTGTATAACAATTGGCCAATCTATATTACTTTTTAATTGAACATCTATCGTTACTCTAGACTCTTTGAAAGTGTTATCATAATGTGGAGTTAAAGTTGGAAAATCTCCATACTCTTTTGAATATCTAGCAAAACATATTTCTTCTAACTTAACTTTATCCCCATATATTTTATTTGCTAAGTCTGAAACTTTGTTTTTAATAGAATCTGGAAGATTAACAAACCATGCTTTTTGTCCATAAATAGTGACAATTGATGTATTTTCTGTTTGGCTAAGATCTATAACAGAATATAGAGAGTCTAATTCCTCTTTTGTAAAAACATCTTTATATATTTTATTATGAAAAATAAATGGTTTATTCATATGAAACTGCATGCTCCTCACTATTTATATTGGTTTCTTGCATTAATACAGACTCCCTTTCTTTCATTATTATATCATGTTGACTATTTAATACTTTTTCTGCTTTATGCTTTAACCAACAAAACATCATGTATATTTCAGACTTTTTGGATAGTTCTTTTTTTTCTCTCCAATGCATTTGTTGAGTACCAGAAAATAAAAGTGCATCATTATCTTTTATGTTATATTGTTCGCCTTCTACAATAATGCCCCAGTCTTCGTTAGTTTTTAATTGTATATCTAGGACAAACATTTCTACTGCTCTTGTATCATAATGTGGAAACAGTTTTACTTCATACCCATATTCTGGAGAGTACCTTGCAATTGAAAAATTCTCAAGCATCATTTCTTCACCTATATATTTAGTTGCCACATTTTCAATTTTATCTATAATTTCCTTAGTTATTTTTATTTCATCTAAAATTCCTTGGCCACCCCATTTTTGTACCCTAATTTTATTTAATGGAAAAGAGTTAATAGAATTTTGTATATATTGCATTTCTTGATTGTTAAAAATATTATTAATTATGACTGGCACAAAATCTTGGTTAATTACGTTATCTTGAGACTCTCTTAATTTTTTATATTTTGGAAATTTATCTAGGGGTGGAAAAGTATTCATCATAATATTATACCCTACCCCTTCTTGTATAACTTGTTTGTTTAACTAATGTTACTTTTGATAAATGTTTTTTACTACACATCCAAGTACACTCTGTAGTTTCTAGCCAAACCCTCATAGAAGTTACTTCTTCTTTGCAAGTCTGGCATAAAAATTTGCCAGGATATACGGAATACTTTTTATCCAAACTCTTTAACCTTACTTAATATATCTGAAAATAGTTGTTTATCTTCTCTAACTTTAGTGATAAAACCATCTCTACCTTGCACTTTAGTTCCATCTGGAAGTATGTACCATGCACCAGTTCTATTAACTATTCCCATTAACTCTGCTGTATCTACTAGGTCTGCAACAGTATCAATTCCTACTTTTTCCCCTCTAAAATAAAAGTCGTATTCTCCAGACTGAAAACCTGGAGATGTTTTTGAAAATTGTAATTCCCATCTTACTTTACGGCCAATTTTTTCTTCTATTAATTTATCTCCAACACTTATTTTTCCTTTTATAGCCTGATTGTCAGACTCTGAAGAAAATAATTTGATTACAGTGGAAGAATAAAATTTTGTAGCCTGGCCACCAGATGGTTGCTGGCTGGTATACATAGCATTAATATTATTTCTAGACTGAGAAATTAAAATAAACAATGTTGGCTTAACTTTATTGTTTGCATAGTTAATCATTTTCCATGCATTGCTAAAATCACGAGACTCTGCTCCAATTTGTTTTGTGTTTTCTAATTGCTTTAGTTCGCTTGAATCTTTTTCAAAATAAATTGCTGGAAGAAGAGATGTTATAGAATCCACAACAACTAAGTCAACGCCCGCATTAATTAAATTTGTTCCAACATCAACCATTTCATTGATAGTTCTGGCAGAAGAATAAATTAATTTTGAAGTATCTACTCCTAAACTTTTTGCCCAATCTTCAGAATAAGACATTTCTGCATCAATCCAAGCACAGACTTTACCTTCTTGTTGTGCAAGAGCAATTGTTTGTAGGCATAGGGATGACTTAGCGCTTGACTTACTACCCCAGATTAAAACCTGACGACCGTATGGTAATCCACCATTCAGCGCTTTGTTAAGTCCATGGCTTGGTGTTGGTTGATATTCTACACGAATCCCTTCACCATTGGTTAAATTTTTTCTAATTCTTGGATCAAGTTGTGCTAACACATCTTCTGTTGTCATTGTCATTTTTACTATTTCCTTTTCCATATTTTAAATAAGTACATCGTCTAGTATAACAGTTCCATCTTTTGTCTTTCCAAAAACAAACTTATACGAATTGCCTTCTTTAATATTCATGTATGCTTTGGCAAATGCTGTAGGAAATACAAGTACAGACTTTAATTCCCTAGATGTATTAGCCAAAGTCATTGAAGCCATTTTTTTGCCTTCTTTGGTTGTTCTTGGTTTAAAGGCAACAACAAACATTTCTTCATCTTTAAATGGTAATTGCCTGTAATTTAAAAATTTAATTAGAGCGCTAGAAGATTTTTTTATTTCATCAACAGGAACTGAAGATATAATCCTGTTATCATTAGCAAGAACCAAGTAAGTACGACCCGTCTCAATAGTCGTTCCTTCTTCATCAAATATACCAACACTCCCAGTTTTGTCCAAAATTTCAACTCGTGACCAACCCTTTCCTCTTTTTATTGACTTTACCATACCCATTAAAATAAAAGAACCTTTTTCTTCAAACTCATCAACCTGTTGAACAAAAGCATGATAATGAGAAGGAATATTAATATTAAATTCTGGCAAGTTTAAATACTCATATAAATTTTCTTTTATTTGATTATCATTACGAGGATTGTCTGGAAAAGTTAATGATCCAATCGCATTCATTGCCGATAAGGCACGACTATTTACCCCATTGCCTTTTGTAAAAGTAAAATCTTCTACTTCTTTATAAGTTTTAAATGGTCTTGCAGCAATATATTTATCTGCTATTTTATCTGATATATATTTAATTGCAGTCAAACCAAATCTAATACCCTTACCCTCAATTTGAAAATCTTTACCAGAATCATTAATGTGTGGTAGTTTAATAGGAATACCAATTCTTTTTGCTTCAATGAGATATTCTGTTCTATTGTCTGGATTTTTTTCATTTTTTAATAAAGCAAACATAAACTCTAATGGATAGTAGTACTTTAACCACGCCGTCCAAAATGAGAGCGTAGAATAAGCAACCGCATGACTTTTGTTGAACGAGTATCCCGCATGCGCCTCAAAGTCATGCCATAAATCACGAGCCTGATTAGGAGTAATATAGGCAGAAGCACCAGCAATAAAACGTTCTTTATAAACATCGAACTCTTTGGCGTCTTTCTTTTTTCCAATGATTTTTCTAACTTTATCTGCTTCAGACATGGACATTTGTCCAAGGTGTACGCATGCTTGCATAACTTGTTCTTGGTAAAGAATGCAACCATATGTATCCTCCGTATAAGGTTTTAATATCTGATGTAAATATGATACAGCCTGTTTTCCATGTTTTCTCGCAACGTAATCTTTACCAATAGTATTCATTGCTCCTGGCCTAACAAGAGCATTTGATGCCGCTAATTCATTAAGATTTTTTACTCCCATTTTAATAAGCAAGTTTGTATATGGTGTTGCTTCACATTGAAATATTCCTTTTGTAAAACCATCTGAAATCATTTGATAAACATTTGCATCTTCCATATCTATTTCAAGTGGATTAATTTTAATAAAATGATTTTTTTCAATCATTTTAATAGTATCATCTAAAACACTTAAAGTCTTTAATCCAAGCGCATCAATTTTAATTAAGCCAATTTTTTCTGCTTCTTCCATATCTACACCAACAACTGGAATACGGCTTTCCGATCCTGGAGAAGATCTTGTTTCTAGTGGAGCGTATCTGAAGATTGGCTCTTTACTGGTGACAATTCCAGCAGCATGAATTCCAGTACCTCTAATACGACCACGTAATTGTTCCCCATAAATTTCTACTTCTGGATATTTTTGTCTAAACTCTAATGTTGATTTAGAACTACAAAAATCATCCCATGTATCTACTGTTTTTAAAATCTTATTAACATCTGACAATGGAATATTTAGAACTCGTGCAACATCACGCACAATACCTTTTCCAGTAAATTCTAAAAATGTTGCAATAGAGGCTACGTGTCTATATTGTCTAACAAGGTAATCCTTAACTTCTTCTCTTCTAGAATCTTGAATATCTGTGTCAATATCTGGAAAGTCATTACGCTCTGGGTTGATAAATCGAAAAAATAAAAGTCCATGCTCTATTGGATCTATATCTGTAATTCCAATTAAATAACAAAGTAAAGAGCCAGCAGAAGATCCACGACCTGGACCAACTCTAATGCCTTCTTTTTTTGCCCAATTAATCATGTTGCTTACAACAAGAAAATAGGGAGCAAATTTTTTATCTCTAATAATTGATAGTTCTTCATCAAGTCTTTGTTCGTATATATCATTACCAAGCCAGTTAGAGTTAAGTCTTTTTTCTTCTAGTCCAGCAAAGGCAAGGTTTGCCAACTCTTGATCTGGATTTTTATATTGAACTGGCAATAAGTTTAAATGTTCTTTAATGTCATAATCCTCTATTTTATTCATTATTTCAATAGTTGAATCAAACATATCTGTTCTTGTAAATGACTGCTCTTGCATTTCTGCTAACATTTCTTCACCACTTAATAAATGAATGTTAAATTTATTAAAACTCATTTGTCTATCTTTTCCATACAAATAATCAAGTCTTGTCATCATATCGTTATACTTTTTAGACTTTTCGTATGTTGCAGTTCTTTCTAACTTTGCATGAGTATTTAAGATTAACATTAATTCTTGTATTTCTTTTTGACTTTTATCTACGTGATGACAATCTGGAGTGACAACAATCTTTATATTAAATTCATCTGCCAAATCCATCAAATGCATATTTACTTGTTGTGGATTATGTGGCATGATCTCTATATAGTAATCATCCTTAAAGGTATCTTTAAACCATTTAATATACTTTTTGGCTTTTGCAAATTCTTCAAGTTCTACTGCTTTTGTAACAATGCCACTTAAGCATGCAGAGGTAACAATAATACCTTCTTTATATTTTTCTAATGTTTCAAAATCAAATCTTGGTTTTCTAAAATATCCTTCAGTCCATGCAATTTCATTAATTTTATTAAGGTTTTCTAAACCTTGTTTATTCTTGGCTAGAAGAACTATATGGTTATATACATTATCTAATGGATCTTTTCTTTCCGCTTTTTCTCTTTTATCAAAGCGGTCAGCACACATATAGCCTTCTATGCCAAGAATTGGTTTTATGCCCTTTTCTTTTGCAATGCGATAGAACTCACGATGTCCAGATAGAGTGCCATGATCTGTGATTGCCAATGCTGGCATACCAAGGCTCACAGCACGATCTAAATATTCTTCTGGTGTAGCAACACCATCCATTAATGAATAGTGTGTATGTACGTGTAGTCCTACGTAATTCATACTACCAATCAGTATTCGTTGCTGAAGTTACTGATGGTGAATCAAAGCCAAGATAAAAATTCTCTTGCTCTGCATATGGAATACGACGTAAAGCCATTTCAAGTGGATAAGGTGTTACGCCTTCCCAATTAAATGGTTCTTTATCTGGAGCAGACGGAATCATAGTATAACTAGTTTCTGTGCTTTGCCCATTACGCTTAAGTTTCCAAGTTAAATTTGAGATGCTTCCTGTTTCTAAAGCAAACTCACGAATTGTATTAAAAGATGATTGCTTGCTAACACCCATTGACCAAATTGCTACATATGGTGGTTCAATACCATCATCTACTAAAACGTTGCAATAAAAACGAAGGCGTGCTCTCCAGCCAGCCTTTGGATCCTTTCTGTGCATTTCTTCTGCCCAATCACGACCCTCTGAGTCCATTGTGTCTACCGCTTTACGCTTATAGTCTTTTGGATTAACATGTTCTTTTACAACAAGAGCAAGACCACGATCTGCATTGTAACTTGCAGAATCCTCATCTAATTCTTCTATAAAACGAATTTTAACTGATTGTCCGTCAGCCAATTTAAGCCAACGAACTTTTGGTGCATCTGATTTTGGTTTGTCGAGCAGGGCGTTGATGTTTTTTAGTCCCTTAATAACGCTCATAGTTTTCTCCTTTGTGTTTTGTATATTTATTTTAGCATAAGTGATATAGATTTGTCAAACTGAAATTCTAAATTTCTGATTGCATTATCATCCATATCACCTATGTCTTTATATTCTTTATTAAGTTGTATAACAGAAACACGAGATTTAAGTTTTTCAATTATCCTATCCTTCATGTTTCCTCCTGCTTCATCATTATCAGCAATAACAATAATGTTATTGAAATATTTTTGAAGCAATTCTATTTGTGTGTTTGATACATTTGCTCCCAGAGTAGCAACTGCTGAAAATCCAACTTGGTCTAATCTAATTGCATCAAAAGAAGATTCTACTACATAAACCTTTTCTGATGCTTTTATCCTGTGAAGATTAAAAAGTGTTTTTGCTTTTGGAAGTCTTGGAGTATTTTTAAAATCTTTTCCTTCAATTGATCTTCCAACAAAACCAACAGCCAAACCATCTGGTGAGTGAACTGGAACAGTAACCATATCTTGTTTTTCTGAATATCCTAAATTAAATTTAATAACTGAGTCCTTTGTTATTCTTCTTCTTTCATAATAAGACATGGCCCTGGGGGAAATCAATGCTTGGTTATTCAACCTTTTAATAATTAATTCATCAAAAGCCACATATTCTGGAACATCTACAAGTGCCTTATTTACAAATTGTTCAATGTCAGTATCTTTTCCTTTGCTTGCAATAAACCTAACTGTTTCAAAATATGTCCTATTGGTAGAATGCATAACTAATTCAACTAAATCTTTGGTTTCTTGACAAGAAAAACAAAAAAATGTTCCCCTTGTTTTTGATACTTCTCCTGCTGGTGTTCTAAAATTATTATGGTATGGGCAAAATATCATAAAATCATTATCCATTTCTGATTCTATATCAATGCCACAACCATTTAATACTCTTCTGACTTGATCCTCATTATATAAATCTATTTTATTAGTTGCCATTTGAATCCTCAAAGTCTTTATATCTGTAATATCCTTTATCAAAATCTGCTTGAACTAAAAATTCTCCCATAAAACCATTTCTATTTTTTCTAAAAGCACATTCAATAATATCACTATTTGCTGCACGACCTAACGCCAATACCCAGTCTGCATCATAAGCAATTTGTCTAGACCAAGCAGTTTGACCTAGTGTCGGCACTGTGTTGAGATTTGTAACATCATCTGGAGTGGCTGATGAAATAGCAATGATTGGAACCTCTTCACCAATTGCCATTAGTTTAAGTTCTCTTGAAAGATTTTTCATTCTTACTGTTTCATTATCAGATTTTTGATTTGGTGACATTAGTTGCAAATAATCAACAATAACAAAGTCTGGTTTATATTGGTCAATTTTTCCACGAACAACGGAAGGATTTACTTCTCCTCCGCTATCATTTGAAATAATGTGAAACTCTGGTTTTCCAACTAAGTTTTTTTCATGCCATGACTTTAGCATGTCTAATTCAATTTCACCATTGCTTATTTTTCTGTGTGACCAAACACCTTGGCCCATAATGGTGTATACACGATTTCTAACCTCTACTTCTGACATTTCTAAACTTATTACTAATGGAGACTTTCCTTGTTTCCATGCTTGTACCGCAAAATAAAGAGCAAGCCAAGATTTGCCAATTCCTGGATACGCAAGAAAAACACCAAGTTGGCCTGGCATAATTCCAGATGGAAGGTAGTTGTCAAATCCTGGCAAACCTGTTTTAATTCCAACCGATCCTAGTTCTTTCATTTTTTGCACATTGGTAAAATAGGCAACGGCAGAATCTAAATCTGTGGCATCAATATCTCTAATTGCTGCAACATTCTTTTTTAACTCTGATGTTTTATTAATTAGGTCTGTTAACGCTATGTCTCCATTACCAACCTGAACATCTGTTGCAGCAGATCTTAGAATATCTTTTAAACTATCATTTAAGTATTCTGATTGTAATTCTTCTAAATGGTACTTAGTTGCACCAACATCCGTTACTGTCTGAAAATCTCTAAATTTTTCAACTACTAAAGATTCAGGAGGGACTGCATTATTAGCCTCATAATATTTTCTTATAAATAGCCATAAATCTGTATGAGTTCTTAAAAGATTTTCAACGTTTGCTTGTAAAAGAACATGCATTTGTTTATCTTTAAGAAGTGCTGTTATAAGTTTAGATTCTGTATTATTAATTTAACCACTCCTTTGCTTTTTTTCTACGCTCTGCCCGTTCTTCATCGTCTTTCATTTTATCTAATTTTGCTTGAAGTATTTTCTCCGTATTGTACGCAAAGTAACTCCAAGAAGGAGACAGAGAAACACTAAAATAATAATCGAGTAAGTCATAACATTTTCCTATTCCATATGATTCTATTAAAGCATCAGAAGCCCATTGCTCAACATTTAAATTTAACGATGGCTTTTCTTCGTACTTTACGGTATGTAATTTACTATACCTACTTAGCAAAGCCATTCGGTCTTTGCGTTCAGCCACTATACGTCTATTTCTACTTTGGCTTCGTTAACCTTTTCGGTAAGTTTATCTTCAACAAACTTATAAACTCTTTCAAAGGCATCATTGATATTTTCACCTTCACGTCTACTATCAGTAACGCCAAGATCTAATCTTAATGATTGAAAATTACCAAGATTTAATGTATATCCCAACGTAACGTTTACTTTTGTTTCTTCGTTATTCATTGTCCCTCCCAAGGAAATTATCTTATTGATTCATTCCATACAGGAATAAATCTTCCATCTTCAGTTTTTGTATATGTAAGTATACCATCGCCCATTTTTCTTGTCAACTCTTGTTTTGTAGGCGTCATATTGTTTGTAATTAATCCATCCTTTCTAGGTTGGCCAATATGTATACTTGCAAGTATATCACGTATCTCTTTTACTTGTGACTCAGAATAATATGCTCTTATTTGATATCCACGTTTTCCATTTTCAGAACAACCAAGTGGTGAAGGAATGACTCCTCGTTTTATTAAACTTGGCATATATTTTCTATGTCTATTGACAAGTTTGGCAGTTTCTGCTATGGTATATGCTTTTTCTCTATTTTTTTTAAAATCTAAAATAAAACAAAGTTCAAGTTTATTTTTAATAATATTATAAAGAGCAACAGTTCCATCTGATCTATTATAGTGATGAATTCTAACCAAATCTTTATTTAAAAACCAAACAGCACCGCTACCTTTTATTACAGAGGACTGATTGTATTCTTGGCCCTCAATGTTTCCTTTTGCAGTAGCCATAGCCCCTCACTTGATGTTGATGGTGGATTGTAAAATTTTCTACTACCACATTTTAAACAAAATGTTTCTAGATGTTCAGGCTTTGTGTACTGCCTGTCAACAAACATTCTAGTTTTACATTTTGTACATTTGATCATTAATTTGGAATACCTACAATAATAAGATTTACCCATACAGATAAATCTCCAGAGGCTCCAAATTTAACGCTACCTTCTACACGAGAAGTTGTAATATTTTTTAAAATTACAGACACATTTTTACCCGCTGGTGTATTTCCTACGTTAACTGGAGTCGCCGTAACAATTGGTGCATATTTAAAGTTAGTCGTAAAATTATAAAAGAAATCTTTTTCTGTTGTTGGAGTTACAGTTGTGTTATTAAAAATTTCAACACGGCCAGCAACAACTCTTAATTCTGAAGTTTTTACATTGGCTTTATCTGAACCAGTAGTGTCTACAGTTGCATAATTAGAAGTAGTTGAAGAAACCTCTGTTGCAACATCATTTATAGCCTCGGCTAACTGATAGATATATGTTACATCTAAAGGTTGCCCTCTTTCTGGTAATGGTATTTTTGACATTTTTCTCCTCTTATTATTATATCAGTTTAAGTTCTCTGAATTGCTAATTAAATACGTTGCTGCATCAAATGGTCCTTTTACTATAGTTACCTTTTGTATTCTAATTTTAATATGATCTGGTGCCCCTGATCCATGTGGATAAGATAGAGAATAACTAGTACTTGTAGATTTTCCAACCCAGGTCCAATTACTTAATACATCATCCGTTTCCCATTGAACATAAACGTCAAACTCTGTAATTGCAGCCTGTTGCGCCTGTAATAATTTCTCTTCTTCTGTAGGATTAACAATTAATAGAGCAGGCATTGTCCATGAAATATGAACTATATGAGATTGATTATCAACGTCAATATTATATGGAATACTTGTTGTTGTTGGATTATTTGGATCAAATCCAGTTTCATCAAATGTGTTATTTATTGTTATTTGTTTTATTGGAGACCAATGTGAGAATCTGTTTTTATCTTCTGATAATATTCGATATCTTAATGTATATGTTAAAGTTTCATTATCTCCTAATGTTGGTGGAAGATCTGATGATTTTATTATAGTTTGTTTAATTCCAGCGTCTGCCATTATCCGACACCAATAGCAAATTTAAACTCTACATAATTGCTTGTATTTGGAGATTTGATAATTGTTGAAGCAGTATCATTTTGAACTACTGAGTATCCTACTAATCCATAAAGTGGGTTAGGGGTATTTAAGTTTTCAAACCTCAATGCGTCTAAAACAACATAGAAATCATCTGACTCAGTTCCACCATCTACGACTGAGGCATAAATATTAATGGTATCAGCAGATGTCCAAGTAAAATTTGATGTAGTATAAAGTTCTTGTCTTTCTTTTGTTATAACGCAATATCTATTAGTTGAAAAATCATGTTGTCCAGAGCCAGTGCCATTTGCCACAGTTGTTTCAAATCTAGAAAATTTGGTTGCATCAGTGCTACTAGTAAATTCAATAATAATTTTTACTGTATCTGGAACAGATAAAGAATCTCCATCTTTATTAATTACAGAAAAAGCAAGTCTTAGTTCATCTGATGGAGCATTTTTAGAAAAATCTAAAGATATTCCAGTTGCTCTAATATATTCTGGATCTGTTGCTACAACCAAATGTCCACCAGAAGTTGTCATTGTAGAAGAATCTCCACGTAGGGCAATAATATTATTGTAATATCGACAACGTTCATATCGTGATGCTCTATTTGTATTATAAAATATTTTATTGTCCGCATTGGTTTCAAAAATTTTTGATGTAGTTTCAATAACGTTATCAGAAAATGTTGCGTCTAATGGCTGAGTAATTCTTACAATATCTGTGGTAGCGCTTGGGGATATATGTTGCCAGTTTTCTCCCTGAGTAAATGTTAAAATAGTTCTGCTGTCATATGATGCAGCGTATGGGTTTGATCCAGCAGAATATATTCCTACTTCAGAAATTTCATATCTTTCTTCGGTTGGTAATTCTGCAGTTAGAACTAATTTTGATTGACCATCTTCTACAATATACCCCCTAGAACTTATTGGTATACGAAACATCTCAAAATCTAAATTTTGTTTTGTGGAGTAGTCTAAAGGTGTATCAGATGTATCTAGGGGCTTAACACCGCAACCAAGGGCCATATAAGAGGCATATGCTGGAGTCTGTCCAAGCAAATATTTTGCAATAATGTATTTACCAGTATTAGTTATCATGATTCCACCGCTCCAAGCACTATAGTATATATTGTACCACCTATGCTTAGTTGAACTTCTACCTGCTCATCTATATCTAAATTAACTAACTCAATAACAATATTTTGAGATTCATCTAAGTATACATTTTCTCCATTTACCCCGTTACCAACAAATGGTATTTTATTTTCTAGTTTAATACCAAAATTAGAAAAATATTTATCTGAAGTATTTTGAAGACTCAATAAACGCTTTGAAGAAAATTCTTGATTTAAAGATGTTAAATTTTTAATTAATTGGTTAGGAATATAGTCACCACTAATTATGTCATGCCTAGACATAGATAAAAGTTCTTGTCCTCCTATATCTTCAAACAAAATGTCTGTCAATGTTTCTATAGGCAAAGTTTCATCATCAAATAAAATTATTTCTGGAGTAGCAACTTTTACCTTATAGGTAGTAGGTGGCGGTGGTGGCGGTGATGGTAAAGTTATTGGAATTGCTGGAACAGATGGGACAATAATTGTTCCAGAAAATGGCACTATCTCTACTTTTTTATCTGCTGGTTTAGGTGGTGGTGGATCCCCTCTTTCTTCAGCCCTGTATGATGTCCAATCTTTATTATTTGTTTGTGGATTAGCAACTGTTTTTGATACTGGTGGAACATAATTAGAAGTATAAGAAACTCTATCTTCACGAACATTTGCAGAACTTGCAGATAATTTATTTCCAGCAGAGGTTGT